TGTCGCTAGTGGCAAACTTAGATGCGTAATTAGCCATAGTTAGTCCTTAATGTTTGTTAGGTACCACAGCAAACCCCGTAGGGTTCACTGCGATAAGTTCTGTTACAACCAAAGCCTGCTTGGGCTAGTTGGTGTAACTCCATAGAGTTCGTCTATTGATTCAATAATAGTACGTTTCGTGTCGTTAAGTAAACGAATGTTTAAGTGCCAACCTGTTACTGCTACTGTCTCTGGATAGTCCATGCCCTCAGCATTTGTAAGAGTAACGCCTGTAGGCTCATGCAAGACCCCTACGACATCGATAGCATAGTCAGTAGTGTTACTTACAAACTCACCCTCTTCGTTGTAGAAGGCAGAGAGTACTGTAGGCATAGCAGCTTCGTTTGTTAGCTTAATGTAGAAGTCGTTCTTTGGTCCTACTGTTTCGTCTATCATGTTGATGCCTCCACAATACCCGCGTCTGTGATGTCTTCATCCCACATACGGAACTGTCCGATTGTACCCATGAGGTTATGTCCAAGGGATAAGTTGGAAGCAGACAAGTCAGGGAAAGACGTAGGGGTTGTGTCAGCTATACCCGCTGTTCCACCTACTGCACCATTAAGGAACGTAGAACCGTGGCGGGAAGAAAGGTTAAACGGAACATTGGTGTCGGGGGAAAACTGTGGCAGACTTGATGTAAAATCTGATACGCCCAAACTTCTCTGTGTCCAATAAATAGAACCCGTAGATGCACCAGAAGAATCTAGTGACGCCCAAAGTTTGTTGTTGATGTCATTTTCCCACCTGATTAATTTACCATTATCACCACCAGTATCAGCATAAGTCATCTTACCATCAATCTGGATAGACATGTTAGTGCTGTCATACGGCAGGTTAGCGGCAGGGACTGTTAGTGTCTCAGCAGCACGAGTTACTGAAGCTGTTGTTGTTGGGATGTAGCTTGATGGGGTTGAGCCAGCTTCAGCCTGTGCGCCGTAGACAAGTATGCCCGAAGTACCGTCACCAGAGAATGACTTAAAGCCATAATTAGAAGGAGTGTAGGTTCCTGTGTCAGAAGCACCTACGACATAGTATTTCTCACCGTCTCCGTTAATTGAAACTCTGTAAAAAGAACCTACAGGCTCAACAGTAACCGTCTTTGAATGTGTACCAGCAGAATACAAAGCCGTTTGTGTACCATCAGACAAGTCAATAACAACAGCATAATAGAGGGTGCTGCCGTTCACCCCAGCACAAATCGTAGCAAAGCCGTAACCCGCAGAAGCCACATAAACAGAGAATGAGTGGTCTGTATTGGATAAGCTGAGGTCTTGATAGGTGTAGTGAACACCAGAAGAAACGGTAGGAACAACTTTGTTTGCGTTGGAGGTTCCGTCAGGGGACACACCTGCATTTGTTGTATTAGAGTTGTTAGTGTTTGGCCAAGCAACATTCGAGAGGTCATTCGAATACGTCACAAGATTAGTCCGAGCTTCACTCTCGTGGAGGATGCCTTCGTTAACCCAAGCAGAACCATTGTAGATGTGATGACCTGTCCGTGGGACGTTGTTGCCTACAGTCACCAGAGTACCAGAGGCATTCACCATGGTAGCCGAAGATGCTCGTGTGTGAGTTATAGCAGAGGAGAACGTAGTAGCTGCTCCGTCTGTTTTGTATGTGTCTGTTTTGAAGTTAAGAACTAACTTCGGCTCGAAACCAAGAATAGCATCGGCGCTAGTGCTGCCTAATAAAATAGTGACTAGCTTATTGCGTTTTCTTCGTGTTAAACCTAATCCTAAAGAATTAAACATTATGTTCCTTACCCGTATGCTACGATGCCAGTGGCAGTTGTTCCAGTTGAATAGATTTTAGTAATCTGTGCAGGGATTTCATAGTAGTCAGGAACAGTCATTGTTACTGTGTTTTCACCGATAGTGTCAAACTTAATAGTACCACCAACAGTAACGTATACTGTCAAGGCACGGAAAGCCAACGGGGCTGAATCGGAAGGGGTTACGTTTGCAACATAACGGGCAGGAGTAGTCAAGCCCATGTTGAAGTGTTCGTTGAGAATTGCCATTGTTATGGTCCTTTGTGTTTGGGGTTATCAGGGATATGTATTATAGAGAATATACAAGATACCACATTAGAAGCCGAAGCCCTTAGTTGTTACCTTAGTACCACCCCGCACAGGGAATAAATACTCCACAGCATATCTTAGACCATCAGTCCAGTGTTCAACACCTTCCTTTTTACAGATGGTAGCTGTGTCAGGGTTACTCTCTACCCATGCGGTTCGTTCAATAGATTTAATTGTGTTCACACAACGTGGATGGATATACATGTCGATATCCCCATTAGCGTTCTTGAACTTCTTATTAACAGCGGCCACACTATCGATGATAGGCGGTGCTTTGTTATGAGCTCTTGTAGCTATCTTATTAGCGTTTAAGATAGTAAAGTCTGTCTGTCCAACAGCAGCAGAGGACTTCCTAGCACGACCACTAGGGTCAGGATAGGAGATGAGCTTATGGCCTTTATACTTAGAGGCTAAGGCCGCAGCGAGGGTCTCTGTGTCGGGGTGTCCTTGGAACTCATCAAGGATATGGATTTGATTACCTCTTAGAGCGAAAGCACAAGAAGCCATAATACCGACGTTAAAGTCAATAGCAATATGTACGTCTTCACCTGTCTCAAAGTAAGGTAGGTTCTTGTCGATGTGGTCTTTACGATTAAACGTATAGAACACAGTATTACCAGAGTCCTCAAAAGAGGCTGAGTATTCTCTAGCAAACTTCAAAGGGTCTAGCGTTAGCTTAACCCGCTCAATCTCTTCATCATCTAGATAGGGAGAGTCATGGTAGGTATAGGTATAGCTCTTCCATTGGTCGTCGGTGTCTTGACGGTTATACATCTCATGGAAGTAGTTGAATCCCATAGGGGTGGAGATAATCAAAGCTCTACCTGACTTAGCATCGTAGCGTTTAGCGTTTTGGTCGCTCCAACGTGTACTGATTGTAGGTTGTATCACAGACTCCCAAGATTCCTTAAGGTTAGACCCTGCGCCCTTCCAAGAGCATACCTCATCACAAACGACAAAGTATTGTCCTGTACCACGCATACGCTCAGAGGCTTCATAGCTCCACAACTTTAAGATAACGTTGTTAGGGAACCAGAATGTTCCGCTGCTACGGCTTGCCTTGATAGCAAAGTCTTCCATACCTAACTGGTAAGCTATTAAGGGGTAATAAATGTCTACTGTTTGTTGGTATGTAGGTGCGATAATCGCCACATTCTTGTTAGGGACATCTGCAGGAAGTTCCATTAGTTCTTGCACAGCTATAATAGCGGCAGTTGCAGCTAAGTAGCTCTTTCCAAACCCCCTGCTTGCATTAACAACTGCCCAACGACAGTCCTCTTTAACAAACAGGTCATTGATAATCTTGGATTGTCCCTTATGTAGGCTAATCGTTTCCATAATCTTTCCAACCATTTTCTATAGCCGTCTCTATCCTGTGGCAGTTAGCACAAAGGACGCGGCACTTAACTAATTCTTTTTCTATCTTAGCGATGGACCATGACTGTTTATAAGCAGAGCGGTTATTACCATACCCTGATACAGCCTTCTCATCAGCATTAATGTGAGCTAAGTCTAAGGCAGCAGGGTGGCCGTTCCAACCACAGCACTCACAACCTATAGACATTTTATATTTAGCAACGAACTCTCTTTTAGAGGCTTGTAACAAACGCATCCTAGCATTCTCACAAGGGGTACATAGCCATGAGTGGCTCTTATAGCGCCCTTCGGTCATGTTACTTCCGATGATTAAATTAACACTGCATTTATTACAGTTCTTCATTACTTTACTTCCTTATTACCATTTGCTACGGTCAGCCCAATACGCCGCTGACATCTTTCCTTTAGCAATGTTAGCAGCATGACGAGCCTTCCAAGCAGCGCGTCTAGCAGCATACTTAGGACTCTCATTAGCCTTCTTAGGGCTTCCTTTAGCACCTTGAGCACCGAAGCGAATTGTTTTAATCTTGTCTCCCACTTTAGCCACAACAATATGAGACTTAGTAGCATGCCCAGGGGTTCTCTTAGGTTTGTTATAACCAGAGACACCAGCACGAGTTAATCGAGGGTCTTTGGCCATTAGTAAGCCCTCTTCTTCGTCTTCTTCTTAGTAGTATGCTTGGCACCCTTCATAAGCTTACCATTAGGCATCTTGTGATAGCCCTTGGGAACAGCTTTAGTTTTCTTTTTAGCGGCCATCAGTCATCTCCTAAGTCCAGTTTAATAGCGATAGGTTTACGTTCAGTAATCTCTTGTTCGACCTTCTCAGGAACTTTCTTATAGCCATAAGCCATAAGGTTGTTAATGAGCTGACCTTTAGTAGCGATAAGCTGAGCATAAGCACCAGAGCCAATACGGATATCACCACTCTCTAAGGCTGTGTCAATGTCGCGGAATTGTTTTACCATCTCTTCGATAGGGTCAAAGTTAATCTCTTCAAGCTTCTTAACAGCATTGGAGGAGTTAATGTTCTTAGAGCCTTTTGGACGTCCAGCGCCTTCACGTTTCCCACCGTTCTTATTTTTGCGGTTGTCTATTTGTGCCATAATATTTTGTCCTTTCTGTTTACAAAAGTTTGAGGATAGAGTTTCAGTTGAAAAAATAGTTGTTAAAAATAAACAAGTTAAAAAGCTTTTTAGATAAGCCCTTAAAATTATTTAATAAAAATAGCGAAGAAATTACTCCCCGCTATCTTTTTCTTTGTGCTTCCTGAGAAGTGTATTCTCTTGCATTAGCATCTCAATCTGTCGCTGTAAAGAGCTTACAGTGTCGTCATAAGATTTCTTGTTGAGAGCCATACTACGGAAGAGTCCCATGAGACCAGCCGCCACTACAACTAAGAAGATTCCTAGAGAGGGCGGTAGGTATTTCATGAGGACAGAAGCCTCAGCTATCATTTGCCGTCTCCCCTAGTAGGAAACCATAAACATAGAAGCTACATAAGCAGTAAGGTAGTGATATAGCAGTAATAAGGTTCCAACCCCCTAGCTCTTGATAAGCAGAGATAGCAATAGTCACCCAAGCAGTAGTAGCCATTAAGTTAAATATTCGTCGTTGTACTGTTCCACTATAGTAGATTTGGCAAGCACCCAAGGTGAAAGCCATCCAAGCCCATAGGAAGTTGTTAACAGCTAAAGTTTCAGAGTGAAAACCATAACCACCACCAACGAGCATAGTGAAAGAAATAAACCAGAAACCCATACCAGAAGCTTGTTCAAGACCTCTACCATAAAAAGTTATAGCAGTAGAATCATTGTTAGCTTCTCGTTCGGAAGTTAAAGCATGAACTCTAGCATCTACTGCGAGTCCGATTTTATTAAGGTCCATGAAAAGATTACCATAGTTAGAGTGTTAAAGAAGAACCATATATAGTTACTAAAGTCACGACCCCAGACATTACCAGACAACCAAGAAGAGAACCATGTGGACTGAGCCACCATGTAAATACCAGTGGTAAGTATTACCAGCATAGTTATAGGTTTCTTATCGGAGAGTTTGGAAGAGCCGAAGAGTAGCACACCAGTAGCAAGCATAAAAGGTATGATGTCGATGTAATGATGAAACATGAAAATTATCCCGTTAAGGAGTATCCTATACTTTGTTTCTCAGGTTCATTAGGACTTTGCCTGATTGTCTAGTAAACGTAATTTAAGAACATTTAGGAAAAAAGGTATTCTTAAAGCTTTAAAGTTCTTATGATACTACAAACAAAAATAACTTATTTTTAATGTTATGTATGCTAAGAACTCTAGAAAAGAGTGGAAGTATTATCTTATACCCCTACCCCCATAGTCCCCCTTCCCCAAGGGAGGTCTATCATTATTCCGCCCTATTTATTTTCTCTTATAATTATAGGAAAAAAAAAATAGGTAGTACCTCCTCTCAACACCCCCTCAACCATCCCGTAAGTACTCGTGAGAGCACTCGCAGGACAGAAGAAGAGATGCTGAGAGGAGGCTAGTGGGGCTATTTCTTCCAGTGTGATAGACACACTAGTTCGACGTCTTCTGGGTTAGGAAGCTTAGAGACTTCCTCCCAGTAGTGTTCAGCTACTACCACAACAGGATAGTAACCTTCTTCAACAAATCCGTTATGGTGGACTTGTTCATAACGATACATAGAGTAAGGTAAGTTACCAATAGACTTAGTTAGGTTAGCTAACCTCTGTTCTACAGGGTCTGTTACAACAAACTCTTTAGTCATGTCTTTCCAGAGGTACTTGATGAGTTCTTCTGTGAAGTCATCTACACCATACACAGCGATAAGGCTTAAGTCTTTGTACTCTTTCTTGAAGTACTCTTTAGCTGTATCTGGACGGGGTTTGAGTTTAATCTTAGTTGGAGTCTTTTTGTCAGTACTCCCCTTGGGGCGTCCACGGCCTCGTTTAGGCTCATCTTTCTTAACATCAGTATCCATACATAATTTCCTCGTGTAGTTCAGAGTAGCCACCCTTGAGTTCAAATATCTGAGGTACTGTCTTAACCTCCATATCATCTACCAAGAAGTGCTTCCACACAGCATCAGTAATGCCATCCCCAGAAGTAATATCCACATAGACGTACTTCTTATTCTGGGCGTCTAGTAGTTCTTTTGCTTTGTCACAATAAGGACAGTTCTGCCGACCAATAACAAGATACATACTTAGACCTCTTCGTCAGTTGTTTCTTCTTCTTCTTCATCGTCAATAGCCAACATGAATCCTTCAGCAAAGAATTCAAATAGCATGTCTTCAATACTATCAGAGGTGTCCATTTCATACTCACTAATAAAGTCTGCAAAGGCTTCTTCAACAACAGTTTCTAGAGTTACTTCAGTCATTTTAGTCGTCTCCCAATTCTTCTACAAGGCGGTTAATATCGTTACGGCATAGGCCGATGTCTTTCAACTCATGGTCTGACATACGTGCCAAGACTTTATAAGTCTCACGTTGTGCGGCTGTCCATAGTCCTAGTCTCTTCATTACTTCACGAAAAGTCATTCTAATTCTCCTTTGATTTCTGCCATAGCAGTACATAACATGTCTAATAATTCTTCAGTATCTTGATGGGTTGTTGCGGTTAATAGTTTACCATCTTTAACAAGTATAACAATAGCTTCACACTCTGAGTCATCAACAAAATCTAACACCGAGTCCATAACAGGGTATAACGGATGTTCTTCTGTTGCGTCTTGTGCTTCTACCTTAACACGGTTGTTTTCTTTAAAGTTAATATAGTTCACCACGTTTGACATTGTATACTTCTCCATTCTGTTCCATTTTATAATCTTCATAAGGTGCTACAACACACCGATAGTGTTCGAGAGATGCGCCGTTAAGCGCACCTATCATCATTTCCATATCAGCATAACGAGGTCGCTTATTACAAGCATTCTCGTAGTAGTTCTGAATCAACGTTGCAATCATGTATTGCAGCTCACCACCATCTTGAGGCGTGACATGACTAATCTGTTCATCTATTTGAACACGGTCTTGTGGGGTGATATATGGCATTATATAAGTCCTAGCTTGCTAAGTAGTACGACAGAAAGGTAAACACCACCGATAAACACAGCTATGTTAATAGCCATACCGATAGTTAGTCCGAGTAGGTATCCTAGTTTTTGCATAGTTTATTCCTCTGTTTTAGTTTGCATCTTTACACGTTCTTGACGAACAAGTTCACGCATTGTATAAGGGTCTACAACTTCATCAATGATGTTGAAGTCAAAGGCTTCCGTAGCGTGTAGCCATACGTCAGTTGGGCCTAGTAGTTTGTCACGAATAAGCGCACGGGATAGACCTGTGCATTGTTCATAGTGATTAACCATCCATTCAGAAGTGTGCTCAAAGGATTTCATACGACCATAGAGTTCGTGTTCTTTCCCACCTGAACCTGCTGCATACTGGTGCGACATGATTTGAGCAGAAGAGGAAGCCATACGGTGTTCACCGGACATCAAAGTAAGAATACCACACGAGGCTGCAAGGCCAGTAGCGAAGGTATCTACAGGGATAAGTGAGGAGAACATAGTGTCGATAAGAGTTAAACAACTATCAATGCGCCCACCCGGAGAGTTAATCATCAAGGTGATACGTTCAGGTGCTAGCTCTGGCTCCATAGAGTTGTATTCCATAATAGCACCAACGAGGGGCATTACAGTCTCTTGCTTGAAGCTGTCTGACAGCATAATAACACCATTCTCCCGTAGGTAAGTACCCGGGAGAGCCATTACTGGTGGTGTTTTAACTTCTTCTTCTTTCTTCTTTGCTGGAGCCTTTTTAACAGGCGCTTTCTTGGCTGGAGTTGCTTTCTTAGGGGCGGCTGCGATAGTATTAAACATAGACATTCCTTACTTGATTTTTGCTTCAAACTCACGAAGACGTTTATAGACGGAGAGTAGTTCAATAATAGTTGACCAAGACTTGAAGAGATACATCATAGAGCCTTCTACACGCCCAAAGGCACGAAGGATTTGTTGCATAACACCAAGACTAATAGCACCAGATACAATAGCTGGGGCAAGGACAACATAACCGACAAGCACATTAGCCTGTAAGCATGATAAGCGTGCTACATTAAACCACATATAACGGAAGTAGTTAGTGTAGTGAATCTTACGAACATCATCGAAGATTTCGTTTAGAGTCTTTGGACGAACGGTATTGTCGTCTTCCGCTTTAACGAGTACCTTACGGTAAGCAGCTTCTTTGGCTTGGATATCATATTCGATATTAACCAGACGCAAGAGCTGACCTACAACAAGAAGTACTACAGTAATACCTACTGACCAGATAATGGCAGAGGCTACAAGACCATATTCCCACTCACCAAAGAACGTTACGGTGAGACCCATAGATAGACCCATGAGGATAGGGAAGAAGGCAATTAGAACCATGATAGACTCTACAAAGCTAGTACCGAGACCTTCCATGATACGAGAGAACTTTACAGTATCTTCTTGTACACGTTGGGAAGCGCCCTCGATGTGACGAGCCTTGTGGAATAGTTCATGGTAAGTTTCAACCATAGAAGTTCTCCAACGGAACAACCAGTGTTGAGTAAAGAAAGATACACCAAGAGCTACAGCGATGTAGACAGCGGCAATCTTAAAGAAAGTTAGTAACTCTGCATAGTAAGCGGTAAGGGTAATGTCACCCTCACCTTTCAGAGCTTGTTGAATCATATCGTAGAAACCGCCAAACCACTCATTGATTTGAACGTCGAGTTGTACTTGGTACCATAGAGTAGCAATAATAAACGCTCCTCCAGCCCAAGACCATAAGAACCATTGCTTCGATTTGAAAAAGTTAAACATTACTTAGCTCCGATTGATTTATCACAAAGTTCGTAAACGTAATAAGCACGACTCCAAGGAGTTTCTGTTTCATATAGCTTGCGTAGTTCTGCACTATCGTTGATAACGACAAACTTATTTGTTTTTGACTTCTTCAGGAGTTCACCAGCAAAGTCAATTGTGACCCCTACCTTTAACAAGTACTTGGACATGTCATTATAAGCTATACCGAAGTTTTGGGTTATGTCTAAAATAGTGACGCCTGTAGGCACCTCACTCAAGTAAGGAGCGTGGAACCAAAGCTCACCATCAACAACAACCTTATTACCCGCCAGTGCAGCAAAGGCACACGCAGAGACACATTGTTTGCCCATTGGGATAATGACGTTAGAACCTTCAGCTTTAATCAGACCACCAATGCGCAGACCCGCATAGTAGCTTCCACCTTGTCCATGCATTATTACATTTAGGACTTCATTAGCTTTATTAACACGATAAACTTGGCTGGCCTGATACATTGTGGTTTGGCCAGTAATAGTCATAGTCTTAGTGGTGTCGTCCCACAGCACAGCAGCGGAAGCAACAGTAGCAGAAGTAATAGTAAGTGCGATAGCAGTTAAGATTGATTTAAACATTTGTTTTCCTTTCGGGGTTGGAGCAGTTTATACACTTACTCAGGTATTATAGTTTAGTTATTAAAGGATTTCACAAGCCCCGCCAGTACAGGCAAGTTGTTGCGCACCCTCTGTGTTGTCTTCTTTTTCGTAGTTAGTAAGTAGTGAGAAGTCTACTGTTGGCATAGCAGCTACAGCAGCATCATAAACTTCCTGAGTACAAGGTTGGTAAGGTGCCTGAGCGTAGGTGTGCTCAGAGTAAGGCAAGAAGCTTACACCTGTGATGTGGTCAAAGTTCTGATAGACCCAGTCACCCACGGCCATCCACTCATCTTCTTTGACATAGACTGTGACACTCACAGAGTGCTCGGACCAATGCTTCTGGAAGATTAACCAGTTCTCTAGTTGTTCGATAGCTGTCTGCTCGTTAGCCAACGTAGCACCTTCTGGTGACTTAATCGGGAACGAGAAGATAGTTGTCTTGTTAGGGTTCATCGCATCAGGCTCGTTAGGGACACCTTGTGCTTTGAGCATTTCTGTTAGTGGGTCGTTATTAGCCTGACGAACTGTTCGAATATAATAAGGAGAGAAACGTCCATGTATTCCAGAACTACTATCAACAAGTTGACTAACAGTACCAGAAGGCTTAATGGTAGTGATAGCTGTAGCAGGATTAATATCAAGTTTTTGAGCGTATTCAACGTTTACTTCCTGTGCATAATCCCGGAGGCGTTCAAGCATAGCCGGGTCTGGTTTACGTAGAATCTTACAGTCTTGAATACCTGTTAGGCTTACACCCAGTAGGCGTTCGTCTTCACAGTTCTTCTGCCAAATCTTACGAACATACTTAAACTCTGTTAAGGAGGCTTGTAGTGTTCCCAAGATAGTGGCTAGTTTGACTTTACGCTTTAGGTCTTCTTCTGTGTCATCAACCCGACAGACTACTTCTGATAGGTTACACAGTTGGTTAGAACGTAGCTGGATTTCTGCGCAGGGGTTGGTGCCACGCAGTTGGTCAGCATCACGACGTTCAGGTGCGAAGGCGCGAGCGCCAGCACGGTTAAAGATACCACGTTCACCTGAACCTGATTTCATTAGAGCAGTCCACTCATCCATGAATACCATCATAGAGGGTTTTTGGTCATACGCAGCAGAGTTGTTAGCCAAGGCACGGTGTGAAGCAGTTTCCCACCAACGACCAGACTTACAGTCACGCAGTTCAGGGTCTCCAAGGTCTGATAGAGAGATGAGTGCAGAGCGACGGACACCGCCAACAACTACTACTTCAGCAATCTTACAAACAATATCGTGGATTTCCTGTGGGGTTAGTTTACGTCCAGCACCCTTCTTAAAGATAGCTGTTACAAAGGCCATTAGGTCTTGTAGTGGAGCCGGACCAGAAGCACGACCACCCATAGTCTTTAGACGCGCACCTTCAGGACGAATCTTAGAGAAGTCCCAAGAGTGTGTGTTACCGAGGTATAGTTCAGCAATAAGCTTACGTAGTGCCTTTGACCAACCTTCTGACGAGTCCTCAATTTGGATTGTTCGTTCAGACTGATTGAAAGTGTCATTGATTATAGGTAGTTTATTACCTGTGATTTGTTGTGCTCCGAAGCCCACGCCAGTACCTGACATAAGGATGTAGAGGATTTCATCGAACACACGAATGTGGTCAACATCAGTAAAGGAGCAGTTATAACCCCTAAAAGGGTTCTGCCTCAGAGCATCACCAGCAGCCCACAGCGCTCGCATTGACGGCATTACTTCACGATTGTAAACGCCTTCTCGTAGTGCTTTAAACTCTTCGTCTGTAATAACGTTGTGGCTGACTTCTTGTTTCCAGAAACCAATCAGTCGGTCTACAGTCTCTGACCACGTTTCGCGACGACCGAGGGTCTCTAGATAACGTGAGTAGCGTGACAAGTGGATGAATGATTCGTAGTTGTTCATTTTTTATTCCTTAGTTATTTTTCAGTGATTCATATTGTGCGATAAGTGTAGATTTGCTATGACGACGGTCTAACTCAACATCAAACTCTTCACGAGCAAGCGTTTCAATCTCACGCTTAGTCATGTTATCAAAGTCTACTTCAACTTCTTCTTCTACGATTTCTTCACATCCACCGTTGTGGTAAATGTCCCAATACTCCCAGCAGAATGTCTTTTCATCGTCAGACATATTGCAAGCGTTTAGGTATACTTCTAAGTGGTCTTTACTCTTAATAACAACAAGGATAAAGTCATGGAAGTACTCATAAGTTTTCTTTAGTTCAGGTTTAATTTCCATTAGTGTAGTTTCCTTTTAGATACATTTTCGAGGGACTGATGGGCGTACCAATACAGCAACTCATTGTCTTCAGGGTCTTGATAATAATCTTCTAATGTGCCTTCAACAAAAGCAGCGACGTTAGGTGAGAGGTGTGATAAATCACACTTACCGTCTACTGCCATGTTGAGGATAATACTTATTAGGATTGCTTCTTGTTCTGACATGGTGTTTTCCCTATTGTGTCTTTTAAGTATCGGGCAGCATTAACCAAGACTTCTTTGTCATCATTAGCCGACCCAATCATAAGATTACAGCGAGAGCATAGGATACCTCGAACAACCCCTGTATGATGGCAGTGGTCTACTACAGCCGTGTGGGTGTTATTCCCAACTACTTTTTTGAACTCAATTTTAGATTCACAAATCGAGCAGCGTTCATTTTGTTCTTTTAGCATATTTAACTTTTCAGGTGTTGTTATATTGTATTTTCTTAAGCTATGTTGGCAGGGTTCGCAAGAGTTGTTGTAGATAACCCCGCGAGACCCTTGTCTAACTCTACACAAGTTAACGCAACCGTCGTGTTTACAGTCCCTCATATTAAACCCTCATAAATTGGCCGGAGCCTTGACTTTGGGCTTCATCATCGTAGTCCTGTCCCTTAGCTAAACGTCCTGTGTTAAAGTCATACAGAAGCGCCCCGGACGGACCAGTCAAACCAGTATAACGACATTTGAGGACTTTTGTTTTAATCGTGTTTCTTTTAAGTTCATCTGCGTTACCAACATCTCTTGCAAAAGCAATAATATCATTACTTATTTGTTTTATAGAACCAGAGCCACGGATGTCATCCATAGATGGTAGCTTACCTTCTTCAAAGGACTTACCCTTGTTGTCTGTCTTACGCAAGTGACTAATCAAACCAATCCATACGTTATGCTTCTTAGCCATACGTAGTAGCTGGTTCATAATTAAGTCAATAGCTTCGTTACCTGTTAGACCCTCCGCACCTTCCGATGCTAGAATTGTGATGTGGTCAACAAATAGATACTTAGCACCGCTGAGACACATATATTCAAGGAAGTCCATAATAGACCCATCAGATATAGAACCTTGGTGGTCAAGTACGAGTACACGGTCGTCTCCGAATACCTTGTCATAACCTTCTTTAAGTTCGTCAAGGGGTATTTCCTCCGATGCTGTGTTGCGGTTAAGAGCCATTCCTGACATCTTACGTGCGGTTTCTGCTGGTGATTCCTCTAAAGAGATAATACCAATCTTATCGGGAGTAGTGTCTAGCAGGTGGAAAGCAATCTCGCGTAGGAGCGTAGACTTGCCTGAACCCGTACCTGAAGTCCACAAAGTGATTTCACCGAAGCGCATACCCTTCAGCTTGTCATTCAAACCATCCATGAAGGGAGGGTAAGGGACAGACTCAAGAGAGTTATAGGTGATTAGCTGTTCCCATAGTTCATCTTTACCTAAGATACCCGCAGGTGTGTATTCACAGGCATCATAGATAGCTTTTAGAACTTTATCGGGGTCTTTAACCCAAGTGTCGCTAGCATCTTTATCGGCAGTCTTAGCGACTTTAACTTTGTCATAACCGATAATACGTGCTGCTTCTTTCATAGCTTCTTGGCCAGGGCCATCACTATCAAACCAGATAATAACCTCATCGAAGTTACGAATCCACTCACGTTCTTCTACTAGGTCTTTTAAGGACGTAGCAGAGCGAACAGAAACAACAGGGTAGAAAGCATCATAGCGTTTCTGCCAAGCAGAGGCAACCGCCAAAGTATCAAGCTCGCCCTCAGTAATTACTAAGCGTTTGCCACCGTTAAATAGGTGCTGTCCGAAGAGACCACCGTTTACTTTACCGACGTTAGCTTTGAACTCTTTAGGAAGCTGGCGTACTTTGTAGCCTGTTAGTTCACCTTCTTTGTGGTAGGGGTAGTAGTGAGCATCAATAGAGCCATCAAGGTCATAAGACACTTTAACGCCGTAGTACTCAGCTACTTTCTTGTTAATGTTTCGTTCACGGAAACCCCGAATAGGGTAGTCCTCAGAGACTTCACGGAGACTTGGCCCCCAAGAGTTCTCTACAGCGTCGAATCCTGTATTGTTATCCATAGGCTTAACATAGTCTCCTTTCGCTTTGTGTGATTTCCTGCAACTAAAACAGAAGGTTGAACCATCATCATAGATTTGAAGAGGGTCGGAGCCACCGCAGTCATTGCAAGGTTGATTCTTAGTAACTATACGACCCATAGCTTATTCCTCTTCTAATTGGCTCATGTAGAATGCCATAGTAAGTTCAGATGCTTCTTTAAGTAGCAAGTATAATAAGACACCTGCAACAGGTGGGAAGGTTGATAGGTTTAGTGCACCCGCAATACCCATGATGAGTACTGCCAAGCTTAAGTAGTAAGCGCCGATAGCGATTAGCTTTAACATATTAGTACTTCCTTTTGAGTGATTTGATATATTTACGTGTGTTATCTGCTACTGTTTCTTTAGGGACAAACCTAATAGCAGCAATTTGTCTGTTATAGAAACGAGGAGTTTTACCGTCATCTAACATCTCTGTCATGGACTCTGAAACCATCTGAGCGTAAGCTTCAGCGTAGTACAGGCCACCCTTAGTTTTATAGACATCTACAATCTCGAATTTAAACTTATCGTGTCCTTGTTTTGCGATATCAGCCTTAAGATGTACTGACGAACCTGTGTAGGTCCGCCATGTCATTTCTTTACCATAGGTTGCTGATTTCTTTTTTCCACCGTGGAAGACTTGTTTCTTTCCCCAGTAGAACTGGTTTGTTTCAGTGTTGTGTATACAGTATAAGAAACCGAAGACATCAGAAGGATTGAACTTAAACTTACAGTCCCAATGACCCATCTCATCCTTGGATAGCGGCTTCGTATACTTCTTTTTTAACTTTGAAGTGGTCATCGATTTTTCTCCAGATGTGAATTAAACGACCATTAGCAATCATGTAGGCATAGCCCTCATCGCCGTAGGTGTCATTATAGGCACGACATACTACGTCACGCATTTCTTTGTGAGTAACAGCATCAGCAAGAAGCTTCTTAGCTTTGACTGGTCCTACTTTCCACAAGCCTGGGATGTTATCAACACTATCCCCTGTTAGTACTTGTTGCCAGTAGAAGCGTTCGCCATACTCTTCACATATTTGATAAATCTTCTTTGTTCTAGGATTGTAGTGAGTTCCTGGAATACAATGTAAGTCTTTATCGACTGATACAACAGCACGATTAATACCAGCTGCATCACATTCTAAAGCCCATACTCGTACTAGGTCATCCGCTTCACAGTTATCAGACTCTACAGAGCCTTCTAGTTTACTAGCCCAAGACTTCAAGTCATTAAACCACTCAGGTCTATTGTCTTTGGCTTTCTTCCGATTCCCTTTATAGTCAGGGAACAGGTCCAATCGAAAGTTGTCAAGACCACCAATGGCCATAACGTAGTCTGTAGTAAACAAGCTGTTAAGAACATCATCTACGAGTTCTTGAAACTTCTTCTTTCCGTCTTCTAGTGTTTCACTTTTCCATATAGCCATGTATACTAATACATCACCATCAATGATAGCCATAGTCATAGTAATTCTCCTTTAATTAAGGGTAGACCTTGGTCATTATT